CTTTACTGACTGCTCCTCCGCCCCTCCACGCCACGGACCTGCTGCAGGCCGCCGTGGAGCAGGCGTTCAACGCCGTGGTCATCACCACGGCCGATCTGCAGGGAGATGGCCCACACATCACGACTTGCGCTTGGCCTTTTCTGGCAATGCTTTAAGCATCGCCAAGAAGCCTTTTTTTGCTTCTGCCTCGTGGGGAACATCGTCCCTGAGAGTGTCCGCAAATCCTTGCACGATGATGCGTCTGGCTTCCTCGTGCATGCCTGCTGCTGCTGCTATTTCTGCCAGTTTTTGATGGCTGATTGCTCTGCCTCTTTTGAAGTCGCTGATGTGTTGTTCTCGCATGCCTACGGCTTTTGCGAGTGCGCGTTGGCTGCCTAGTATTTCCACAGCTTTTTCAATCACTTCTGCGGCTTTCATAGATAACTCCTATTTGCCAGTTACCCATCTATGGGTATTGAATTGATACCCATTGATTGGGTATTACTCGATGCATGGGTAATTTTCACACAGGAGCCGCAAGCATGTCCGACAACACCCCTGCCAGTTCTAGTCCGCCACCTGCCCCGACAAGCCCCAGCGAAAGCGTTGCGGCTCCCGCTGAGGTGGGGCAGGTGGGGGGCACCATTGATTTCTTGCTGCGTACCCTTTTGTCTGTTCGTATGCAAAGGGGCGAGACATTGCAACAGGCTTGCTCTGCCATTCATCGTGCAATGGTTCGCTTGTCTTTGAACCATGGTCTTCCTGTTCCTGCTTGGCCTCATGACTTTGCTATGGTCCCTGCGCAGGGCGCGGAGGGGGCCCCGCTTGCGGGGGAGGCTTCTGCGCCTGGCGCTGCTATCAATTTTGGGGGGCAAGCCCGGCCTTGCACACCTCCTGTCCCCGTAGGTAACACGGGGACAACTTCTACGGGGCAGGGCGTATGACTAAGCACCGTAATGACTTGGTTTTGGAAGGCAACGAAATCAAGGCCCGCATCCATGCCGAGCAGATCAAGCATCGCGGGTATGTGCACACCGACTGGGTCCGCTTCACGGTCCATCGTCGCAATGCTCCCTTGCCATCGGAAGAGCTGCTTTTTCCTCGGCCTGAATTCACCTCCAGCCATTACCACGTCAGCGACCATGCCCGCCTGAGCATGTGCATGGACGATGGCAAGCCTGAGCGCCGTCACGAAGTCCGGCTGGCAAATGCCCTGCGTGAAATGTCCGATTCCGATCAGATGGCCGGAGCCCAGGCGTTCGAGATGGCTAAGGATGTGGCAAGCATCCTGGGTGCCGATTTCATGGTTGATCCGGAAGTTCGCAAGGGCAAAGACTTTTACCGCCACCGCCTGGACATTCTGCGCAAAGGTCACCCCGTTGGCTGGGTCGGATTCCTGAGTACCTCCGCTGGCTCTAGAGGTGATGCCCAGTCCCAAACCCTGCACGTCAACCTGGAGGGCATGGCCTGCACCTTCGCCCAAACCGGATGGCGCTACACCCTGGCCGACTACATCGACCAGCACCGCGGACTGCTGACCCGCATCGACCTTGCTGTGGACTTTTTCGACGGCATTGCAGGGGGCATGGAACGCTTCCGCGATGAGTACAAGTCCGGCCTGATGGACCACCTGGGCCAGCGCCCAGGCCACCGCCTGGATGGCACCTGGGATTGCGATGACGTTGCGATTAACAAGGGTCGCAGCTTCTACCTGGGCAACCGTGCCTCCGGCAAGATGACCAACATCTACGAAAAAGGGCTCCAGCTCTACGGCCCCGAATCCTCCAGCCAGTGGACCCGGTTTGAGCTGCGCTACGGCAATCAAAAACGCCTGCTGCCCACCGACATGCTGCGCCGTCCTGCCGACTTCTTCGCCGGGGCCAGCGACTGGCATACGGCAATCCTTCGCGAATATGGTGCTCAGGCTTTCCCCGAGCCCATCCCCTGTGAGGCCCGTTTGCCAGTCCAGACCATCGAAGCGGAAGTTGAACGCAATGCCCGGTGGTTCATCCGCACAGCCGGTGCCTCGGCCTGCTTGGCTTTCAAGTACCTCGACGAAAAAACAATGTTCGCCCTGCTGGATGACGAAAGCCGGATTCCTGGCCGTCTTCGCAAGTTCTCCATGGCTGAAGTCAAAGCCGCATACCTCGACGTTTTCAAGCGGATCAGCACAAAAGGGCGCGCTGAACCCGCATTCGCTTAATGCCCGAACCAAGGAAAAACCATGCGTTTCAATGCTCAAGCCGTTCTGACCGGTATCAAGTCCAGCAAAGGCCAAATTGATGGCGGTCGTGCCTTTGATTCCACCACCTTCCACTTGCAAGTGGACCTCGGTGAATCCACCATGGGCGAAACCATCGGCCGTGTGACTCGGCCTTTCAAGTGTGGTGACAGCACTGAAATTGCCAAGTGGGCTAACTACAAAAAGCAGTGGCCGGAAGTGGGCGTTCCCGTGGATTGCGTGTTTGAAATGTCTGCCGGTGCTCAGGACTCTTCCAAGCTGGTCCTGGTGTCCATCAAGCCATCTGCTGCACCGAAGGCCTGATATGTCTCGCTACGTGATCCAGTCGGCCACCACGGGCGCTTTCCTGGCTCCTGACCCATCAACTGGGTTTGGTGAGCCGGCTTGGGTCATGTTGTTGGATGAGGCAGGGGTGGTCGATGACCTCGAGACTTGCGCTGAACTCATTGAAGACCACTGCGAGCCCTTCCACCGTGCCAAAGCCATCGACCTCCACGCCCTATGACTTGGACCATTTATATCCAACTGCCCCAGGTCCTGGCCGTTTTCCTTAGCGGCTGGCTCCTTCTTCGATTTATTCGATCTTCTTTGGATGAGGTTATTCAATGAATGGATATCAATGTGCCTGTATGGGTTGCGGCTCCATGTTCGATGAAATGTTCACTGTATGCCCCGAATGCGAATCAACCGATTTAGTGGATGCTGAAGAGTATCAAGATTTGGTTGATGGCATTGATGGCGATTTTGGAGATTGACCATGTCTTTATGCGAAGAGGGTTGGGTTTATGAGTGCCCTGTCTGCGGTGTCAAAGGTCGCCTGGAACATTACCACGACCCTGAAACCGGGCTGGCAGCAGGTGAGGGCGAATTTGAGGATATGGATTCCCCAGTCCCCACTATGTGTTTCTCTTGTGGCTCTGTTTTTGACTTCTACGACCTGATTGAGCATCCAGCATGAAAGTCCTGGCTTGCACCGTTGAAACCAATCCATGCCCTGCGGAAAACATGGTTTGGATTGATTTCTCTTCGGCCCTTGATTTGGCGGCTATTGGTATTTCGTCGGGTTCTGTTTTGAAAGCCATTTCTTTTGGCTTTGGCGTAGTTCTGTTTTCCTGGTCATTGGGTTATGCCACTGGTCTTGTGAAAGCAGTCATTAGAAAAATGTGAGAGATCAGCGCAAAGCCATCAGGCTTTCCGGTGCTCGTTCACCATTCCATCAACTCGTTTCTTGAAAGGAAACACCATGAAACCCTTCAACGCAATGAAGCGCTACGGCGCGAAGATCGCTGCTTCTGGCTCGGCTCTGATGCTGTCCGGCGCTGCCATGGCCCAGTCCACCGGCATTGATGCTGTGCTGGATGCGGTCAGTCTGGCTGGTATCGAAACCAAGATGACGGCCTTCTGCCTGATCGTGGTTGCCATCGCTCTGGTCCTCAAGGGCCCTGACCTAGCCAAGCGCATCATTCGCAAGGTCTAAGGGGCTCCGCGATGATTTCCGCCCAAGTCGCCTTGTTCTATTCCCTCTTTGTCATGCTCGGCGGCCTGGGCGGTTTTGCATTTGTTTTGGGTCTGCGCCATGCGTAATCGCTCCACCATTTGCATATTTCTTGCGTCTGTTTTCTGGGTTTCTGCCTCATATGCAGCCGATGTTCCTGTGCCAAATCCACCGCCAGGCGCAGTCAACGCGAACCCGAATTACCTCGAATACAAAAAGACCGGGAACACCTACACATGGAATCCAGTAGGCACCTCAACTCCTCCCGGCTCTGGCTCTATCTCCTTTCCCGCGACCCAAACCGTTTCAACGGTAGAGCCGAAGTTCACGGCTACCGGGGATTTGCCGTACCAGCACAAGGGCGGGGCGGGTGCCAAGGTTTCCATCTCCACCGGCATCAATAAGCAGGCCCTGGCAAAGGCAGCCTCTGATGCTTTGAAAGGCGCAGCTGCTGCTGTTTCTGTAACTGCCGCAAATCCATATGTCCAGCTTGGTGCGCTAGCTTGCGGCGTATTTTGTGTTCCATTGGCTGAATGGGGTTATAACCAGCTAAAAAAAGATTCTGATGGCAATCTTTTTGTAGAAGTCCCTGACCCTAATGCCCAAACCTACACCAGCAATGGTTATGAATACATGGGCTTTAACGGTGTTTATTACCTTGCTGCTCCTTTGGCTTGTGCATCATTTTCTGCACGTTACTCCGGCATTTATGGTAGCGAGGAGTTTCAAAATTTTTCATATTCAATGAATGGTGCATCTTGTTTTATTTCATATCAATGGAGAAGTGTAGGCGCTGTTAACTGGTCTTCTGGGGCGTTGTTGCATAAATCGTTGCTCAGCAAGCGGTAGGCTTGCGGCATGAGCCACTCCCGTAAGCCCCGCTACCGCACCACAAACTGGAAACAGTACAACGCAGCTCTCAAGGCCCGCGGC